ACACCGTGACGTTCGCCTCGCCGCCGGCGATCGGCGCGTCGATCACCATCGACATGTCTTACTTCTACTACTGCAAGCTGGCCGACAACTCGAACACCTTCGAGAAGTTCATGGAACGTCTGTGGATGCTGGGCAAGGTCACGCTCCACAGCTGCCGGCCGGGAGCCTGAGGCGACGTGTCCGCGCTGCTGAGGCCCGCCTCGCCGGCGCTGGCGGCCGCGCTGGCCGGCGGCGCGCCGCTGTGGTCCGCCGACCTCTTCGTGCTGACCCTGGCGGCCGGCGCCGGCGCCTACAACTGGACCTCCTGGGACAGCGACCTCGCCCTGGCCGGCGTCACCTACGCCTCCGCGTCCCCCTGGCTGACCCGCTCCAGCTGGAACGTCACCAGCACCGTGGAGGTGCCGTCGTTGACGGTCTACCTGCGCGCCCTGGATGCGCCCTTCGCCGGCGGCGCCAACCTCAAGACCCAGATCCACAACGGGCTCTTCGACGGCGCCGCCTTCCTGCTGAGCCGCGCCTACATGACCGCGCCGGGCGCCGTCGCCGCGCTGGGCGCCGTGCTGCTGTTCGGCGGCTTCGTGGGCGGCGTCGACATCGTCGGCACGACCGCGACCCTGCAGATCAAGGGCAAGGTCAACAACCTCGACCAGAACGCCCCGCGCAACCTCTACCAGGTCGGCTGCAACCACGCCTTCTGCGACGCCGGTTGCACCCTCAGCCGCGCGGCGTTCACCGCCAGCTTCGCCGTCGGCGCCGCGCCCACCGCCGCCTTCATCCCCTGGAGCGGCGCGGCGCCGGGCAATGCGACCAACTACCAGAACGGCACCCTCACCCTCGCCAGCGGCGCCGCGGCCGGCCAGTCGCGCACCATCGCCCAGGCCACCGGCGCCGGTCTCGCCCTGGCCTATCCGCTCTACGCGGTCCCGGCGCCCGGCGACGCCTTCACCGCCTTCCAGGGCTGCGACAAGACCTTCGACTCCGGCTCGGGCCAGAGCTGCACGGACCGGAGTAATACCCTGAATTATCGGGGTTTTCCGTTTGTGCCCCCGCCCAACAGCGCCTACTGACGATGATCCAGATCGACGGATGCGACCTGCTGGTCACCGGGCCTGGCGGGATGGAGCGGCACGCCTTCGCCACGCCCGAGGAAGCCGCCGCCCGCGCCGCCTTCATCGCCGAGGCGCTGTCCTGGGTCGTCAAGGGCCCCAACGGCGCCGTCGACTGCGCCATGCTGCTGGTCCGCGCCGCCGTCGACACGGGCCGCTTCGAGACTTTCGACCCGCGTCCCTACTCGCCCCGCTGGCACCTGCACCGCTCGGAGGAGAAGTTCGTGGACTGGATCGCCGGCCGCCTCGGCGCCCGCGAGGTCGCCACGCCCCGGGTCGGCGACGTGCTGCTCTGGCGCTTCGGCCGCACCTTCAGCCACGGCGCCGTCCTGATCAACTCGGCCGAGGTCGTCCATGCCTACTACGCGGCCGGCATGACCCTCGTCTCCCGCCTCGACGAACCGCTGCTCCGCTTCATCTCCGACGGCCGGGTGAACGTGCCAAGGCCGGTGCGGTATTTCGATCTGTGGAGGCGCTGACCGATGTCCGCCTTCACCGGCAAGACCAAGCAGCCAGCGCCGGTCATTTACTCCGGCCTCAATGTCGGGACCTCGCAGTTCGATCTGCCGGTGCCGATCTTCTGGGGGCAGCGCCGGCTCACCACCAACGCCATCTGGTTCAACAACTTCACCAAGCAGCCGGCGAACGGCAAGGGGAAGGGCGGCGGGGCCAAGGCGCAGCAGGCCTATGACTACCACGCCGCGCTGATCCTGGGCCTCTGCGAAGGGCCGATCGACGGCGTCGTCAACATCTGGGCCAACGGCTCGACGACGACCACGACGACGCTCTCCGCGCTCAACATGATCTTCGCGGCCGGCACGACTTCAGAGGGGGTGTGGTCGTACCTGACGACGACCTATCCGGCCCAGGCCATCGCCTACCGGCTCACGGCCCTCGTCGCCTCGCAGAGGATCGATCTCGGCGACAGCGCGACGATCCCCGACAACGACTTCGAGGTCACCCGCGTCAGCGCCGCCTCGTTCGCGGTGGGATCGTCTCCAACTTCGACGTTCATCGCGTGGGGCGGGACAGGCGCGCCCGCCAACTTCGCCAACTACCAGGGCTGCACGCTCAAGCTGATCACCGGCGCCGGAGTGGGCGAGACCGCGACCATCGCCTCGGTCACCAGCGCCGGCCTCACCCTGGCCGCGGCGCTGTCGACGGTCCCCGCGGCCGGGGACGCGTTCACCATCGAGTTCGCCTACACCCACTACCAATCCGCCGGCGGCTGGATCAATCCGAACAGCCACGTCCAGTCGCCCTGCTACGACTGCCTGCTGTCGGACATCATCACCGACTTCCTCACCAACCCGCAGTACGGGCTGGGCTTCGGCCCGGGCGACCTCGGCCCCATCGCTCAGTATGCCGCCTATCAGCAGGCGCAGGGGCTGTTCTTCTCCCCGCTGCTCAACAGCCCGGAGAAGGTGACGGCGATCCTCGACCGCTGGGCCCAGGTCTCCAACGCCTGGATCTACTGGTCGGGAACCCAGCTGCAGTTCCTGCCGCTGGCCGATGCTCCGATCACGGGCAACGGGGTCACGTTCACGCCGCAGAACGACGTCGCCTACGACCTCGGCCTCGCCGACTTCATCGCCGAGACCGGCCACGACGCCGGCCCCGTCAAGGTCACCCGGCTCGACCCGGCCGACTGCCACAACCGCACCGTGCTCAACATCACCGACCGCACCGTCGGCTACATCTCCAACCCGTTCGAATTCAAGGACCAGACCCTGGTCGACCAGTTCGGCCTGCGCGACAACGCCAACATCCAGGGCGATGAGATCTGCGATCCCAATGTCGCCCGCGTGGTCGTGCAGCTGCTCGGCAAGCGCGCCGCCTACATCCGCAACAGCTATGCGTTCAAGACCAGCTACCGCTACATCCTCTGCCTGCCAGGGACCGTCCTTAGCCTGACGGAGCCGAACATCGGCCTGAACCAGGTCCGCGTCCGGGTGCAGAAGATCAGCGAGGACGACAAGGGCCAGCTCAGCTTCACCTGCGAGGAGTTCCCCGGCACCGCGGCCACCTACGTCCCGCCGATCGCGGCGGCGACGATCAACCCGCCGACCACGCCGGACCAGCTGGTCGACCCGGGCAGCGTTAACACCCCCGCCATCGTCGAGCCGCCCTCGAGCTTCACTGGCGGCGCGCCCAAGATCATCATCGCCGCCTCAGGGGGGGCAAGCTGGGGCGGCTGCACGGTCAACCTCAGCTTCGACGGGACCGACTACAGCCAGGTCGGCGTGATCAGTGCGCCGGCACGCCAGGGGGTGCTGACCAGCGCCCTGGCCGCCTACGCCGGCGCCGATCCGGACACCGCCCACACCCTGGCGGTGGACTGCACCGAGAGCCTCGGCGCGCCGACGCCGGTCACCAACGCCGACGCCCAGGCGCTGCGCAGCCTCAGCCTCATCGCCGCCCAGCCGACCCTCACCGGCTGGGCCTACGTCGTGCCCACGGGCGGCGAGCTGCTGGCGTTCGGCGCCGTCGCCGCCACCGGCACCTACGCCGCCAATCTCACCTACCTGGAGCGCGGCCAGTACGGCACGGCCGCGGGCGCCCACAACATCGGCGACCAGTTCACCCTGCTCAACGTCGCCGGCACGGACGCCACGTCCATCGCCTTCGCCCTCCCGGCCCAGTACGTCGGCCAGACGATTTATCTGAAGCTGGCCTCGTTCAACATCTTCGGCCTCGCCCAGCAGGACCTCTCGACCTGCGCCGAATACCAGTACACCCCCACCGGCGCCGGCTTCGGCGGCGCGGCGGGCGGCGTGCCCATGCAGCCCACCGGGCTCGCCGCGACGCCAGGCGCCGCCCAGGTCGCCCTGTCGTGGAACGCCAACCCGGGCACGGACAACGTCACGCTCTACACGCTCTATCGGGCGGCGGGGTCCGGGGCGTCGTTCGCCAGCGCCGCGACAGTCTGGAGCGGCCTGGCGCTCGCCGCGATCGACACCAGCGTCTCCCCGTCGACCAGCTACAGCTACTTCCTGATCGCGACCAACATCATCGGTTCGTCGGTCAGCACATCGGGCGTGAACGCCACGACAACGGCTTCGACGGGCTCGGCGACGTCAGTGCTCACCGCATCCTCGTCGCCCTACAGCCTTGGCGCGGCGCCGGCGCTCACCTGGTACGTCGACCTCACCAACAGTTCCGGCGGCGCCCTGCAGGTCAACCTGCCGTCTTCGCCCACGGTCAGCCAGGCGATCACCATCACCGACTACGGCGGCACGGCCGGCGTCCACGCCTTCACCATCAAAGCCGGCGCCACGACCGTGGCGACGATCAGCACCAACGGCGGGTCGGTGACGATCCACTGGAACGGCTCGGCCTGGGCTTAAGGCCCCTCCATCAATCC